CGAACAAGCTTGAGGACACCGGCCTCGTCGATGCGGCAACCCTTGAGGCGATCTTCGCCGGCGACCCGAACGTTACGGTCATCCTCGACTAAAGGCGTTCGCCTTCACGCTCGCGCTCGCACCTACCGCTCGCGCTCGCACCTACCGCTCGCGCTCGCACCTACCGCTCGCGCTCGCACGCCGCGAAGGCGCATCGCCGCATCGCGGGTTCACGCCGCGTGTTGCGGGTAGGTTCGAGTGGTGCGTTTGCGAGTAGGTGCGCAGGACGCGATGCGGGTACGCACCTAGGCGCACCTCACCGCTCGCGTACACTCGCCGCGCCCGCGTACACTCATGCGGTAATGCGGTCATTACGTCTGCGGCCTCATGCGGGCAGCGGCATCGCGGCGCACGCCGCTCCTGCTCGACACGCCGTCACGCGCATCACCTCGACACGCCTACCTCACACGCACTCACGCTCGCGCACGCACCATCACGCACACCTCACGCGCACGCGCACGCACCTACCTCACGCGCACGCACTCACGCGCACGCGCACGCCTCGCGCGAACTCGAACACCGCCAACCACCTACACCACTCACGCGCACTCAAATCGACACGCGCGAACCGCCCAACGACGCCTCGTCGCGACCAGGGCGCTCTCAGGCCCTCTCGCCGCGTTTCAGCACACGCGTAGGCGCACGCGCAGGCGCACGCGCACCACGCAACACGCCACAAAACACGCCCTCAGAGGCCCTCTCTCGAAGCCACAAATTGGCAACGTGAAACGAACCATGATCACGCCTCTCGCATCGCTACGCGCCCTCTCTGGCCCTCTCGCCGCGTGACGGTCGGCCGCACGCCGATTGCGGCCTGGGAACGTTTCGGGGGCGCCCGAAAAACAACCACATCCCTCTCGCAGGCCAAAATCGGTTTACCTAAATGTACTACTTCTCCGGTTTGTACAACCCAAGTTAGATCCTCGACCTAAATGTACTACTCCTCGGCTTTGTACACAACTTTCCGGGCGCGGCGATGATACAGTGAACCAATGCGAAAGAACACAGCAAAGATTGCACAGCGCAAGCAAAAGCGCGCCGAGAAGAACCGCCGCCGCGTTGTTGAGAAGCGCGAGAAGTTTGACGCGTACATCTACCGCCGCGTGCTGAAGGAATATGGCGAAGGTTGAGGCCCAACTTTCCGGGCGTCCCTATTGTCATCAGCTACGATGCTGTACACGCTCGCTGAGTGATACAATGCGTGACTGTGAGTCATAAGGCAAGGCAGGTCCTCCCCGAGAGTGAGTGTGAGTTGCTTCGTGCGCTGACCGGGCCAGACCTCAAGGCACGTGCGCGAGACCTTGTCGAGGCAGGCTGGTCTCTCGCCTCCATCGCAAATGCGTTCGACCCGCCCAAGCAGCGCTCCTCCGTTCGCGCCTGGGTCACGTCCCCGCAACGCACCCCGCACACACAACCCCTCCCTTCCATCCCCCCTTCGTCCTCCTCCGCCTCGTCAGTAATAGCCGCCGCGGATGAATCACGCCCGCCCGCGCCTCGGGCTGTTCGCCGCCGCGTCTATGATCCGGCGGCGCCGGTGCTTCCGCCGCGGACCCGCGAGCGCATCGCGTCGCTCGCGCCGCTCGCCCGGCGCTACCGGGCGCGGACCAGCCCGGACAGCCCGCTCGCCCGCGCAAACGTTGAGCTGACGGACACGTGTGTTCGCATGTACAACGCCGGCGCGTCCGTTCGCGAGCTCTCGCTCGCGGCGGGTGTGACCTACCGCGCGATGGCACGAAGGCTAGGAAGGTAATCATGAAGATCGCAATTGACCTGTTTCCCGCAAAGATTCTCGTCATTCCGGCGCAGGACGCCGAGGGCGTCGACTACGAGGCCGTTGACTACAACGACAACGTTCCGCACGCCCGGCGGGTGACCCGGGTTCGCATCGTTCTTACGGACAGCACCGTGATGATCGCCGCGGACGCTAACGCCGGGCCGACCCTGATCTTCAAGGAGGGCTACGACCGCGACTCGCTTCGCCTCCAGAAGAACAGGGCCAAGCCCATGCGGGTCCGAACCAGCACCGGAAAGGTTCTCGTCTTCTTCAAGGACGAGAACTGCGGCTGCGGCTCGGGGCTTCGGGCGTGGAACCCGTACAACACGGTGTACTCAGATAGGGACCCGCGATGAGCTGGCTTGACTACCTTATTCTTGCGCTCGCGGTCTACCGCCTGACCCGGCTTGTCACAACCGACGTCATCCTCAACCCGATTCGTGAGCGGGTCTGGCGGCGGTTTCCGCCGAGCGGCGCCGGGATTGGCTACGTGCTCACCTGTGACTGGTGCGCGAGCATCTGGACAGCATCACTGGCCATGACTATGTATAAAATAGCGAGCGTACCGACGATGTTCGTATGCGGCGTTCTCGCCCTATCCGCCGTCGCCGGGCTGCTGAGCCGCGTTGACCAATAACCGATCAACTCCGTTCCAAGAGACACGAGGAGAAGTAAGTGGGCGTTTTCCGCCGAGAACCAGCAAAGCCGACACGACGAACGGTGAACCCGTCGTCACGCGTCGTTGACGTCTCCTACGGCGTCTACTCGCAGGCGTCGTCAGCAGTTTTCTCCACTCCCCGTGCTCTAACCGCCGCCGCGGCCCGCGTTCAGCTCAACGACAAGGGCGAGGCTGAGTACTTCAAGCAGCGCCGCTCATCCAGCAGCTCGGCGTGGCAGACCGAGGCGTGGGAGTACTACGACGCCATCGGCGAGATCAAGTACGCGTTCAACCTCGTTGCGTCGGTTGTCTCGCGCATCCGCCTCTACGCCGCGGTTGTTGACAACCCGGCCGAGACGCCCGTCTCCGTTCGCGCGTCGTCCAACATCGACCAGGCGCTATCAAACGCCGCCGAGCGGGCGCTTGCCCGACTTGACTCGGCATACGGCGGGCAGGCCGGTCTTCTTCGCGACGCCGCGCTGAACCTCTCGGTCACCGGCGAGTGTTACCTCGTTCAGATGCCGGAGCGCAAGGGAACGGGAATCCCCGAGTCCTGGGACATTCGCTCGGTTGACGAGGTTCAGGTTGACGCAAAGAACAACTACTCAATCGCGCCGCGCCGCGACTTCCTCCCCGGTGGAAACTCCGGGTCCAGCGGAAATCAGCGTGGGCTGATTCCGCTGCCTGGAGGAGCGTTCGTTGGCCGCATCTGGCGCGCGCACCCCCGCTTCTCCGACGAGGCAGACTCCTCACTGCGCGGCCTGCTTGACCTCTGCGCCGAGCTTCTGCTCCTCAATAGGACGTTCCGTGCCACGGCGCGGTCGCGCCTCAACGCTGGAGCCCTGTACCTGCCCGATGGTCTCAGCGTCGCCGCGTCTCCCGACCCGGACTACCCCTACGACGAGGCGAACGACCTCGAGCCCGGCCTTACTCCCGAGGAGAGCGCCGACGAGTTTGAGGACCAGCTCATCGACGCGATGACCACGCCGATCCGCGACGAGGACTCCGCCTCGGCGGTCGTTCCGCTGATCATCCGTGGTCCCGCCGAGCTTGGCGACAAGATTAAGCAGTTCAAGTTCGAGCGCAGCTTCGACCCGTCGCTCGCCGAGCGCTCGGATCGCGTTCTCGAGCGCATCCTCCAGGGACTCGACGTTCCGAAGGACGTCGTCACGGGCCTCGCGAACGTCAAGTACTCCAACGCGATGCAGATTGACGAGTCGCTCTACAAGTCGCACATCGAGCCGCTGATGCTGCTCATCGCCGACGCGCTGACGATCGTCTACCTCCGCCCGTACCTCAAGGCCGCTGGTTTCGCCGAGAGCGACGTCAACCGAATCGTTGTTTGGTACGACCCAAGCCAGGTCGCCACCCGCAACGACCGCGCGTCGGACGCCGACGCAGGGTTCCAAAAGGGCGCGATCAGCTACGGAACCTGGCGCCGCCTGCACGGATTCAGCGAGGCCGACGCGCCGTCGCCTGACGAGGTCGCGCTTCGTATGGTCATCGAGAAGGGTGCGATCACTCCCGAGCTCACCGAGGCGGTCATCGGCGCGATTGCACCGGACATCATCGCCGCGACACGCGCCGCGCAGCAGGCGAACAGCGTTGCGCCGATTCCGCCCGAGGTTGCGCAGATGCTTCAGGGAGTGCCTCCGAGTGGGGCTCCTCCTAGTGATGTACAATCTCCCGAGGCGCCGCCGAACCTAGCGGAGCCAACAGCCACGCCGCTTGAGGAGCCAGTAGCTCCGCCGAACCTAGCGGAGCCAACGACGCCACCAGTGACGCCACCACAGGAGTAAATAGTCATGGGTATGGAATACATGATCGACCTAAAGGAAGGCGCAAAGCGCGAGGTTGCCGAGGCTCTTGCCGAGGTTCTTGCCAACGCCGTCAACCTC